CGACATTCGCGAACTTGGCGTTGCAGGTTGCGATGCGCTTGTCGCAGCCCGCGCGGGCGATGAAGCTGTCGCCCTCGGCGATGGGCAGAACTGGCGCTTCTAGCAAGGTCATTGTGGCGATGGCATCGGCCAAGCCATGCGCCAGCACCTCGGTGACGCGCCCCGCATTTGCACCACTGGTCCAGGTCAAGGTGCCGGAGGTGAACCAGCCCGCATCAAAACCAGCCAGCCCTGACGCCATGAACGCCCGGTCGCGCAAGAGGTCGGTGACGGCGCCCGTACCCTTGTAGATGGCGTTTTCCAGATCGATCCCGCAGCGGGCATCGCCCAAGCGAGCGTCGCACCCCGCCTGAAACGTCCGCCCCACGGTCTGGCCTAACACATGCGCCAGCGAGCGAACCTCGGCGACGAACGCCATGCGGCCGCGCCGGATTTGCCCGACAGCACCCCGGCGCAACAGAACGCGCTGGCTGGTGTCGGCCCAATTGACGCGCCACAGCTCGACCGCCGCATTGTCCCAGTGGCCGTCGAGAATGTCGGTTTCGGTGATACGATCCGAGGTCAGCACGCCGGTGGCATCCTGCGCATCGACTGCCAAGTCTGAGCCAGCACGGATCTCCGAGGCGGCGAACCCGCTTTCCGGCTCAAAGTCGGTCCCATCAAAGGTCAGAGCGCGGTCGTGATCGGTGAAGCCCAGCGCCATTCCATCGCTGCGCGATATCCGCCAGCACCAGGACAGGGTTGTGGTGCCATCATCGAGATGAGCCTGCAGCGCGGGCGAGAGGTTTTTCATCTGCGGATCTCCAGCAGGGGGATGGACGTAATCGACCCCAGCCGTTCAAAGTCGAGGGTCACGTCGAGGGTGTCGCTGTCGAAGCGGACCGGCACATCGAATTCGAAGCCAGCGCGGACGATGACGCCACCCGCAGGGGCGGTGGTGAAGGTGATGACGCCGGTGGTGGCATCGAGCGTCCAGCCCGATATCTGTTCCACCATGCCGAGCGCCACGCGAACGGTTCCGGTCACGGGTTTTGCGATGGTCCTGACCCATGTTTGCGGGCCGGAGGTGTAGCGTTTTGCAAGCTGGAAGGCTTGCAGACTGCCGGTCCCGGTGCCGATCTGCTGGTCGGTTGCGGTGATTACCTGCGACGGCAGGCTGGATTTGTAATCGGCCCAGTCCTTGTAGCGGAAGCCGTGCAAGCGGCCGTTTCGGGCCTCGAAGAAGGCCACGACTGCCGCCAGATCATCGGCGCGGCGGATGCCATAGGCCACATCATAGCGGCGACGGCTGTTGGCCCAGCTGGCGTTGCGCTCTTCATCGCCGCTGGCCAGCTCTACGATCTGGGTGCGCCGTTCTGGTCCACCACGCGCCCCGCGGCTGATGTTGTCGGGGAAGCGCAACTCATGAAACGCCATCACATGCCCCTCCGGCCAAGGGACACGGCGCGGGCGATATCGGCTGCAACCTGCGTGCGCGATTGCCGGAAGCTTTCGGCGTCACGCGCCATGATGGTCACACTGAGAGCAGGCGCAGAGGACTGGCCCTGGCCATAGCCAGCGGCCTCGCGGCGCGACAGAACCCGTTCTCCCCGCTGCAGGATCGCCGGAACCTCGTCGGGTTTTATCCCGGCCCAACCACCGGAATGCATCCGTGGTGCGCCCGCAAAGGCCACGGCTGGAACCATGCGACCCGGGCCCGGCGATCCAACCATGCCACCGGCGTGCAGGATGTTGGCGAAGATGCCACCGGCACCGCCCAGCGCGCCCGACAGTGCATTGGCGATGGGGCCGAGGATGAAGCGCCGCGCCGCCAGTTTCGCGAGATCGGCGATCATCGAGCTGACGAGGTCGCGGAAATCCAGCTTGCCGGTTTTCACGAACTCACCCACGGCATTCTCGGCCGAGGTGAAGGCGCTGACCAGTGCGTTCCCGATATCGCCACCGATGTCGCGGGCCTTGGTGGCGTAGTCGGCGAGCGTGGCCACGGCCGCCTCCCACCCGGTCTTGGCCACTTCGGCCCCGGCCGCAGCAGCGGCACCAGCGCCACCGGCGGCGCGCCCGGCTTCGGTCATCGACTCGTCCAGCCGGTCGGCGGCATCCGCTGCCCCGTCGAGCGCAGCCTCGCCTTCGGTTCCGGCACCGGCGACAGCATCCTTCAGGGCCTGCCAGCTTTGCATCGGACGGGTGGCGGCATCGGCCAATATGCCGGAAGCCTCGCGATACGCCTCTGCCCGCGCGGTGGCTTCTTCGGCCATCCCGGTCAGCCCCAGATCGGGCGTCGCCACATAGGTCTGCGCCATTGCGGCAGAAAAGGCTTCGGCGGCGGCAGTCCCAGCGGCGGCGGCAGATCCCGCAAAAGGATTGTCGATCCGGCCCAGCGCCACGGGGTCTAGCGTGCCAATCCGCACCCCGCCTTCGCCCACGGCCCAATCGGGAAGCAGATCCAGCGCGGCGTTTAATCCGTTGATGAAATTGTTGATCCGGGTGACGACGCCGTTCAGCATGGCCTCGACACCGCCGATCAACCCGTTGGCGGCCTGGAATGCAAAATCCCCAATCGCACCGGGCAGCTGACCCCAGATCGCTTTCACGGCTTCATAGGCACCCTTGAAGATGCCCGCAGCCGAATTGCCAAAGCTGGTCACGGCTTCCACTGAGGACTGCATCGCGCCATAAATCGTGGCCTGCAGCCCGGCCCAGTTCGCCTCGATCTTCGACCAGGCCGAGGCGGCGCCAAGACCTATGCGATCCCAGACCTCCAGCGCCAGATCCTTCAGAAGGCCAATCGCGGCCCCGAAACCGCCCGCGCCTGCGACGAGCCGGGTGAACTGGAACACCAACTCGCCCGCACCCACGATCAGCGCACCGATGCCGGTGCGGATCAGAGCGCCGCGTAGGATGACGATGCCGGTGGCAAGGCCGCGCACGGACAGCGCTGCCGCTGCCAATCCTGCCACCCAACGCCCCGCCATCAGCGTGGCGAAGGTTGCAGCATAGGTGGTGAGGCGACCGATGTTGTCGAAGAGCGCGTTGATTGCGATGCCAATCGGCCCGGTGCTGCGCGCCATATCTGCCAGCGTGTTGGCGATGGTTTCCAGCGCTGGCGCAACTGCTGCGGTCAACCGGTTGGTCAGTCCCAGCCAGATCAGGCTCAGCTTGGCGATGGCATCACCCGTGCGTTCGATCTGGGCTGCATCACTGGCGCTGACCGCCACACCGAAATCCCGCACATCCTGCGCCGCTTCGCGCAAGGTGGCAGGGTCGATGCGCAGAAACGCCAGCGCTGCCTTGTCACCAAAGAGATCGGAGGCGACGGCGGCGCGTTCCGCTTCGGGCACAAACCGGTTCAAGGCTTCCTGTATGGCAACGATGCGCTGGTCGAGTGGCAGAGCCTGAAGTTCAGCGGCAGTCAGGTTCAGCCGCTGCAAGGCCCCGACTGCCGATCCAGAACCAGATGCCGCTTCCGACAACCTCGTGGTCAGCTTCTTCGTGGCTTGTTCGATTTCACCTATGGAAACCCCGGCCAACTCGCCAGCCCAAGTCAGTACCTGCAGGCTTTCGACTGTCGTCCGGAGCGAAGCTGCCATATCAGCCTGCGCGCCGATGGTTTCCAATCCGGATCGGACCATGGCTACGCCAGCGGCGGCAGCGGCAACCGTCACTGCAGCTAAGGCAATCCCTGCCTTGCGGGCGAAGCTGGCCAGCCGGGTGTTGGCCAGTTCCATCTCGGTCGACAGGCGGCCAAAGCCCCGCGCGCCAGCATCGCCGATGCCTTCCAACTCGGCGCGCACCTGGCGGCCGCCCTCCGCCACGAGGCGGACGGATACGCGTTTTTCACCCATCGCGGCCTCCTTCCATCTGTTCGTTCAGCTTGCGCACCATCACCGCCTCGATCTCGGGCAGCAGTTCGGCGGCGATCAGGGTGTCGATGCCCAGCGCGTGGGCCATGGCCAAGGCCGCGCTCATGTCCCAGCCAATCAAGGCGCCGGGGATGACGCGGAGTTGCCCGCCAAGGCGACCGACCAGATCCCAGACCTGCCAGCCCTCGGGGGTCTGGGGTCGGTTCAGTCTTGCGGGGCAGTCCGGGCACGCTCCCGCGCAGGCGGCGCAGTACCGATCGCCCCCGCCGAAGGACCAGTCGGCGAGGGCGCGGAGACGTTTTTTTCGGCGTCCAGGATCAGGCCCTTCGCGACGTATTCGGTCTGGAACGCCTCGAAGACAGGCCAGATTTCCAGCAAGGCGTCGATCCCCTCGGGGGTGACCGGCACAACTGTGCCCAATGCATCGCCGACACCTTCCCAATCCAGCACAGCACGGCGGGCGACGGCTTTCGCCATCGCGAGGGCCAGCGCCTCCTGCGTCGCTCCTTCCGGCAAGGCTTCGATGGCCGGATCGGCACGCGCCGACACCATCAGCGCGGTGGTGAGGGGGCCGACGAGCAAGCGCAGGCCGGGGGCGAGGTCCAGCCATTGTGGTGTGGCGGTCAGGTTCAGTCGGATCATGATCAGTATCCTGCAAGGGTGTTGACGAGAACGGCGGTGCACATGCGCGCCGGGCTGGCGGCTTTGGCGGCCATCCAGTCGAAGGTCGCCTGCACCCCCTGCGGCCCGGCGATCTCGATGCGGGGGCGGGGCAAGTAGACAGCATGGGCGGTGAAGGTGAAGCTGGCGTCGGCCCCAAGGCTGTAGTTGAACTCCAGCTCGCACGGGGTGCCGTCGATGGCTTGGGTGATCAGCGCCGTGTCCGAAAACCGCACCTCGATCCGGCCCGACAGGGCGGCCATCGCGGGATCGGCACCATCGATGCGCCCATCGCCCCGGATGGTTTCGATCCGGTCGAGGTTGTTGGAATAGGTGATTTCGGCGGAGACGACGTTCCCCAAGCTGCTGCCGTTGCGTTTCACCGTGCCGTTGAAATGGCCAAACCGCTGCAGGCCCAGCGCCGTTGGCGTGCCAGCTGCCGTGGCAGCAGCGATGGTTTCGCCTTGGGCAACAAGCCGTGCGGTCGCCGTCAGCAGACCCGACCGTTGCATCTGCCACGTCAGCTGATCCAGCACGCAGCCGGAATACATCGCGAACCGCGGCACCTCGGGCATCGCCGTTTCGATGGCCATGCTGGGCAGGGTCCAGTTGCCTGACTGGAAGGTGTGCGTCTTCGGTGTGGTGCCGCTGGTGACCGGCTGGCCAAAAGCCGCCTTCAGCCAGAACCCGAAGGCCTCCACATCGATTGGGATCACCACCTCGCCATCGGCGGTGACAGCGTCCTTGATCGGGGCCAGGGGATCGCGGCCATAGCCCAGCAGTTCGGATTCCAGCAGCGGCTGTTCCGATCCGAGCGTCGTCCGGGCGAAGGGCATCAGTCGAAACCCACTCACCGGCGGGGTGCCGTAAACCGTCTCATACGCAAGCGCCATCTGCGCCCGCGCGCCTTGCGCACGTGCCATAGGGGTCTCCTTTATGTTGGGGTGTCAGGCCAGGGGGCCGGTGGTGGTGTAGTGCAGGACGACGGTGATGATCGCCGCCTTCAGCGCCGCCGCGCCCTCGATGGGCAGATCGACAGAGGCCGGGGCTTCGGGTTCGATCCAAGCGCAAAGGCCGCCAAGTGTCCGGTCTGCCTCCAGTGCGGTGCCGATGGCGGCGATCAAGGTGTCGAAGGCGCTGGCCCGACCGGTGCCAGCCTGGACGACGACCTCCAGTTCGGCGCGGTGCTGGTAGTGGTAGCGCAGGGGCGACAGTGTGACCTCAGGCTCACCCGGCTGGCCATCGCGCAGGATGATCAGCCCAGCCGCTGGGATCCGCTCTGGCAAGACATCATCCCGCAACACAAGTGCGGCAAGCGGCTGCAGCCGCGCGTGCAGCGCGTCGAGGATGGATTCGCGGGTGGTGGGCATCGTTGCATTGCTTTCTGTAGTGGTGCCGAAGAACGTGGCCCGAAGCGAAGGTTTGACTCAAGGCGCACCCGGCCGCACACTTGGCGAAGGGGAAAGTGGCTTTGCTTGAGGCAGCAACATCACCCGAAGCACCTCTTGCATCAGGCCATTCCCAAAAGGTCGCGGGTCAGTTCAACCTTCTTGACTGTGCCCAGAGCGACGCATCGGCGCGACGGGAGCATCAGGATGACAGCTGACGAGCAAGTGGTTTTGAAGGCACTCGACGGTTTGGCCGCCGGGTTTAACGCGCATGACATCGACACAATCATGGGCTTCTTCGCCGAAGATTGCAGCCTCGACATGCCGCGTGGTCCCGAACCGTACGGTAATCGCTTTGCGGGTCTGGATGCCGTGCGCCAAGGGATCATGTCCCGCTTCGAGGCGACGCCGGATGTCCATTATGGCGAGATCGAGCATTTCGCCAGCGGCAGCACCGGCATGTCGAAATGGCTGCTGACCGGCACGACGGCAAAGGGAGAACAGGTCAGGGTCCGCGGTTGCGACTTTTACACCTTCGAGGATGGAAAGGTGACCCGGAAGGATTCCTACTGGAAGATCGTTGTTTGACAGCCTGAGCGGACAAAATTTGCCACGGCTGAAATTCGGTGTTTCACTATAACTTTCCATCCACCCAATTCGCAACAATCTGGCCCGGCACGCCATCGACCGCCCGCTCTGCATCCCGCGCCAGATCCAGCCGTTTGCGCAATTTGACCTGAGGCACGAGCAGGAAGATTGGCACTGTGGCCACGCCGCGTCCGGTTTTGGATTTCGATGCCACGGCCCGGCCTTTCGAATTCAGTCGTCCCTCTGCTACGAGCAGGCTAGGCCCTCTGCGGCGGTAGATGAACCGCAGGCGCAACCCAGTGCGGCGTTCCCATTCGCCGGGGGTGATCCGGCCCCCCTTGGTGCTTTTCCCAGCGGCGGGGGTGGGGATCGCCAGCCAGAATCCATCCTTTGACCGGATCAGCGGCCCGGTGTCATGCGCGCCGATGATCACCGGGGCGTTGGACCAGACGAGGGCCGCCGCGTTGAGGCTGTCGCCGGATTTGGGAAAGCTGGCGAGGCGGATGCTATTGCTGAGCCGGGATCCGAGGCCAGCGCCGGTGATCTGGCCGCGCCAGGCAGATTTCAGGGAAGTGCCAGCTTCGCGCATGGCGGCAGACACTGCCTTTTCTCCGGCGGCGATTTCGGCCTGCATCAGGGCGACGAGGTCCGGGTCGAACGCGATCTTCAATCTCATGATGGCCGCAGGTCCAGTGTCCAGATCAGGCGTTCGCGGTCGCGCACTGGCTCGCCCTGAATGGTGAAACTGTCGGCCCCGATCACGATCAGATCCCCGGGGCTGGGATCGGGCAGGTCGGACACGCGCACATCCACCATCATGGTGTCGCTGACATACCGCCCAGCGCCGAAGTCTGTGATCCGGTCCGGCGCGCGGCCGATGACGCGGATGGGGCGTTCCTCGGACGTGGTGGCGGAGATCCAGACGGCGGCCGCCGCCATGGACGGGTTGGCGAAGATGCGGTCCATGGCGGTGGCGAAGACGGTCATTGGAAGCGTCTGTCAGTTCGACGTGTGAATGCGGATCGCGATGCGCGGCCGCTTGTTGACGGGCAGGATCGAGGCTTCCGTCATCAGGTCGATCCAGCGCCCTTTTTCGTCGAGGTGCTGGCGGGCATAGAGCGGCAGACCCATGGTGTTGGCCGCCTCCAGCAGGTTGGCGGGGCCGCCGTAGGTGGTGAAGGTGTCCATCGTGCCCAGCGGAAACGCGATGCCTTCGTTGGCCGGAACCAGCCGTTCGGTGACCTTGGTCGAGAGGGTGACGGTGCCCGCGTATTCCTCGAACACGATACCCGCGAAGGGGAAGTTGCGGCGGACATCCTGGCGCAGGGGCTGCGCGCCGGTGGCGGCGTAGAACTTGTACGCCTCCTCGGTCTTGGGATGCGCGATCAGCTTGTCGAAGAATTCCCGGCTGACGAGGGCATGCACGTCGGACATGCTTTCGCCGAGGAGGTTGTCTTCGATTGCCCGCAAAACCTCGCGAACCTTGCTTTGGACGAGGGTTCCTGCCGTGCCCAGCAGGAAATCGACCGAGATTTGCGCCAGCCCGAATTCGGTGAAGTAGTTGTAGAGGGTCGTCCCGGCCCCGTCCTTCACGATGCCGCGCAGCGCGTTCATCTCCATGTATTCGCGGGTCTGGGCGTGCTTGCGGCGCATCAGTTGCAGCTTGCGGTTCATCACCTCGACCAAGGGATCGGCCGCATCGAAGGCGCCCAGCGCGGGTTGGCCCTGAATGTCGCTAGGCAGGATGACATCGTCATGCGGGATCCACGGCAGCGCGAAGCTGCGCATCGAGCGCCCCTCGCGCGTTCCGACGGTAGCGGGACCGCCCAGCGGAACCGAGGGTAGCAGGTTCAGCACGCCCTCATATTGCTCGATGATGACCGACCGCTGGCTTACGCCTTCGAAGCGGAAGAGGCCGATCTGGCCGAGGCGGGTGTAGAGGTTGGGCAGGATGTTGATGGCCTGCGTCATCTCGGCCAGCGAGTAACCGCCAGCGTCAAAGGGATTGCGAACGATGGTCATGGGGTGCTCCGGGGGAATGAGGGGATTGGACGTCAGACGCCGTCGCGGGCGATGATGCCGACGGCGGCAAGCTGGCCGATCTTGGCGGTGATCTTGGCCGCGTCGTTGACGGTGCCCTCATAGGCCAGGCCAGCGCGCGACACGATCGAGGGGCCCCGGGCGACGACGATACCGGTGGCGTCGGCCAACGTGGCATTGACCGGATAAAGCAGGACCGCGACGGCGACCTGCGCGCCATCGGCCCCGGTTGCGGCGGACAGGGTGTATTTGCCACTGGCGGTGATGCGGCCGAGGACGGCACCGGAGGGGTAGGAGGTACCGATCAGCAACGTGACCACCTCGCGGGTGTAGTTCGGGTTGACCTCATATTTGAGGACATCGCCCATGCTGGGCGGTTCCGTCAGGACGGGCATTGGTCAGTCTCCATGGTTTTGGGAAGGTGGTGGGAGCGCGCGTTGGTTCAGCGCTTGGCGTCGGTCGCGGTTTTCTTGGCAGCGGCCACGATTGGACTTTCCTTGGCCGCTGCCGCCGGGGCGGTGGCGATGATGCCAGCGGCATCGCTGCGAGCGGCGAGATCGGCCAGAACCCGGGCGCGCAGGGCCTCGGGTTTGAGGCCCTTGGTGACTGCGTCGGCCGCATCGATTGTCACGCCCAGTCGGGCGGCCTGCGCGCAAACCTTTGCCACCTCGGCAGCCTCGGCGCGAATGGCGTCGGCGGTCATCGTCGACGGATTGGCCGGAGCGGCAGCGTCTACAGGCGGGACTGCCGGGGCTGCTGCGACAGTCGCAGGCGTTTCGATGGGAGTTTCAGGCGTGGTGGTCATCTGTGGACCCTTTCTGCTGAGGGAAGTGGTGCCGCGAGGCGCGGCGGCGAAGGCGTGGAATGCGGTGACTGGATCGGCGAGATCATCGGCCAGACCGGCGGCGATGGCGTCAGTGCCGCGGAACACGGCAGCTTCGGTCGCCAGCGCCGCCACTTGGGTCAGCCGATCCCCGCGACCGGCAGCGACGGTTTCCGCGAAGAGAAAGCGGACCACCTCCAGCTCGCGCTGCATCTGGTCGCGGACCGCTTCGGGCAACGGCTGATAGGGATTGGCGTCGACCTTGTGCGATCCGGCGTGGATCAGCGTGACGGCGATGCCCTTTTGATCGAGGGCCCCACTCATGTCTGTGTGCAGCGCTACGACGCCGATGCTGCCGACAGCGCCCGTGCGAGGCAGGATAATCCGGTCGGCCTGCGAGGCGAGAACATAGCCAGCCGACAGCGCATGTTCGGCGACAAAGGCGTGGACCGGTTTCTGCGTCCGAGCGGCGCGGATGCGATCCGCCAGATCGAAGGCCCCTGCGACCTCACCGCCGAAGCTGTCAATGTCCAGCGCGATGCCGCGCACGCCGGGATCGGCCAGTGCGGCCTGAAGCTGGGCGGCGATCCCCTCGTAGGAGGTCAGGCCCGACGACTGCCCGATCCACGCCCCGCGATGGACAAGTGTGCCCGCGATTTCGATGACCGCAATGCCATCGACCTCCGCAAAGGGCTGGATGCCGCTGCGCTGATGACGCTGGGCGAGATCGTTCCCGAACAGAGAGGCGCGGGCTGGCAGACTGGCGGCAGTCTGATTAGCGACTTCCACCTCGATCCCTTGGAAGGTGATCTCCTGTCCGGTGATGCGGGGCCCCAGCCCGAACAGGAAGGCCAGCGCCTTGGCCGGGTCGACCATCAGTGGCGTGTTGAACGCGCGCTGGGCGATCTGGGCGTGGTGCATCATGCGCCCTCCTTGGGGTCGGGTTTTTCGTCGGCGGTGTCATCGGCCTCGTCGTCCTTGGCGCTGTCCTGATCCGTATCTTTCGTCGTGCCTTCGCCCGGCCCCTGCGCGGGTGACCCCGGCCGCCGGAAGTCCAGGCCCAAATCGCGCTCGCGTTTGCGCTCGGCAGCGATTTCGCGGTCGACCTGCTCGGCGTCGTATCCCCGCTCTGCCAAGGCTTGCGTCCGAGACTTCAGACCCGCCTCTATCTGCAGGATCTCGGCCGAGGCGTCCTTCATCGGGTCTATCCAGTCCCACTTGGTCGGCAACCAGGCGCAGGCGTGATATTGCCGCCGCTGGCTGTCATAGCCGGGCAGGTCCAAGGCACCCGACAACACAGCCGTGTCCATCCAGCGCACCCAGACGGCGCGGCAGAGCTGATAGACCAGCACGCCATGTTGCCAGGCCGAGATGCGGCGGCGGAACTCGATCAGCGAAATCCGCGTGTTCGAGAAGTTGCCCTTCGCCGTGTCGCCGGTCAGATAGCCATAGGGCACGCCCAGCGCGGCGGCGATTTGCAGCAGGGTACGGTATTGGAACGGCTCATAGGTGCCACCCGAGTCAGGTGTCGCCGGGGTCGAAACATCTTCGCCGGGATCGAGACGCACGACTTGGCCGGGTTCAACCTCCAGATCCTCCTCTGTCGGTTCCAGCGGGGTTTCGGGGGCGGGCGAGGTGATGAACATCGCGAACATCGCCGCGATCTTCTTCCGCTCCAGTTCGGCGTCGTCATAGAGGTCCAGCGTGAACAGCTTGACGATGGCGGCTGCGAAGCGTGATACGCCGCGCAACTGCCCGGCCTCGACCGGGTCGAGGACATGGATCACGTCGGTGGCCGGGACGCGGACGGTTTCGCCCGCAAGGCCGGGATCGGTCAGATCGCCCGGGTGGCGGCGCAGGAAGTGATAGGCAACACGTCGGCCGATGCTGTCGAATTCGATGCCCTGACGGATCAGCCCAGAGCCTGGCAGGGTCCGGTTCATGTCGAGCGGCAGCATTTCAGCGGGAAGCATCTGCAATTGCAGCGGCACCGTCAGGCCGTCCTCTGCCCGGCGCGGCCGGATGCGGATGAAGACCTCGCCAGACAGAAACACCTCGCGCGCGGCCCGGCGCTGCAAGCCATAGAAGTCGGTCAGTCCTTCTGCATCAGCGTCATCGGTCCAGGCGAGCCACAGCGTTTGGAGTTCTTCCTTCTTGGCGGCATCTGCGATGGTCGACGAAGGCTTTATGCCATCGCCGACGACATTGCTGGCGAAGGACTCTACGGCGTTCGCTGCATAGCCATTATTGCGCACCAGCCAGCGGGCGCGGGCGGTGATCGTGTCGCCCGAGGCCGCGATCAGCGTGTTCACATGGGCGCGGCTGGCGCGAAATCCGCGCAAGCGGCGATGTGCCTGCGCGGCATCGAAACCCCCGATGATCGAGCCGATGCGCTGGCGAAAGGACTCGAACGCCATGGATCACAGACCTTTCGAGGCCACAGTGCCCCAGCGCCGACGGCGGGGTTTGCCGGTGGTGGCAGCGGCAATCCGGGTTTCCAGATCGCTGATGGCATTCGCAAGTTCGGCGTCCGAGCCATAGTTGATGCTCTTGCCGTCATAGCTGACCGAGCGGACGCCCGCATAACGGGCCTCCTGAAGTGCGGCCAGCAGGGCGCGCATCCGTTCCAGATCCATCTCAGTCCCTCATGAAGTTCGGTGTGTAGGCCCGGCGTTTGCGCCGTGGCGTGGTCGGTGTTCCGGCCTTGTGCGGGGTAGGCGAAACGGGTTCAGTCGCGACGGCAGGCGGGGGCGCTGGTCGAGTTTCCACCCCTGCCTGCGCTTCCAGCCGCCGCCAGGTCGCCTCATCCCAGCGATCCGCGCCCATGATCCATGCTGCCGCCCGCGCGTAGACCCGGGTGTCCAGCGCCTCGTTGCGCTCGCGCATCCTTTGCCATTCTGGGTGGGCATAGCCGCGCTTATTGCGCACGGTGACCAGTTGTTCGGCCACCAGCTGCTTCAGCCATTCGGTGTCGATCCAGTCGGGCAAATGCACGGTGCCGGGGGCGTCCAGAACGCCCAGCGCACGGTCTTCGTCCGAAGGGCGCTCCAGCCGCAGGAAGCGGTAGGTTTCTGTCTTGAACGTCGCCGTGGCCACCGACCAGAGCCGCGCGCCCCGGCGCAGACGTTTGCCGCCGATGGTCGCGTCGACGAAGGTCGGGCCTGACACCGGGGTGGCGCGGTTGAAGCCTTCCAGCCCCTTGATCGGCGCGACCTGGTCGAACCCCTGTTTCCGCGCCCATGCGTAAACCGCCGGGGCTTCATATCCGGTGTCGATGGCCAGCTTGCCGATTACCATCACCGCACCGTTGGCGCAGCCCCATGTCCGCCCCAGAAGGACAGTGAGCTTGTCCCAGCAGGCGGGATCATCCGGGCCGCCCGCAATCACGATGTGATCGACCAGCCAGGACTCCAAACCCCGGCCCCAGGCCCAGACATCGACCTCGATCCGGTCTTTCTGCACATCGACGCCAGCGGTCAGGAACAGACCGCCGACGGGGATTTGCACGCCAGCGTAATTTTCGCGGCGTTCCGCCAGCCGTTGCCACTCGGGGGCGTCGCCGCTTTCGACCCATGTTTCGCCCAGCAGGGTGTTGCGCGCGACGCGCAGCATCTCTTCCGAGCCTTGCGCCGCGAGCCATTCCCGCGCGATCTGCTGCCAGCTTTTCCAGCCCAGTGGCGAATAGAGTGCCGAGATATGGAAGCCGATGGAATGCGGATCGGCGGAAACAGCCGTCGCGCGCCACTCGCCGCGCTCCAGCATTTGCGTCTTGTAATGTTCGGCGATGGGGCGTTCGCATCCCTCGCAGTGATAGGCCGCTGTTTCAGGCCGCCCCTTGTCCCAGCGCAGACGGTCGAACTGCAGCCATTGCATATGGCCGCAATGCGGGCAGGGCACGAAGTACCGGCGCTTGTCCGATGCCTCGAATTCGCGCTCGATCCGGCTCAGTCCCCGGATCGTCGGGGTCGAGACCATGAACACCTTGCGCCGGTGCGAGAACGTGGTGGTCCGCGCCTCGGCCAGAGTGACCGGATCGCCTTCCTCGTCGGCCGAGGCCGGATAAGCGTCCACCTCGTCCAGAAAGATGTAGCGCGCGGGCATCGACCGCAGGCCAGCCGCCGAATTGGCACCGGTCAGGACGAGGATGCCGCCAGGAAATTCTTTTGAGAGCATCGAATTGCCTGCATCGCGCGACCGGGCGGGGTTGACCCGTTCGCGCAGCGCAGGGGAATCCGAAATCAGAGGGTCCAGCCGCCCCCGTGACGTGCGCTTGGCCAGTTCCAAGCTGGGCAATACCGCCAGCATTGGCCCCGGCGCGTGATGGATAACGAAGCCGATCCAGTTGTTGCCAGCCTCGGTCGCGCCGACCTGCGCCGCCTTCATGAACGAAATCCGCTGCGCCGGGTGCCGCGGCGACAGCGCGTCCATGATCTCGCGCAGATAGGGCGCGCGCGCCGTGCGGTAGCGCCCCGCTTCAGATGCACCGCGCGAGGACAGCCAGCGATGTTCATCCGCCCATTCCGACACCGTCAGGTCTGGATCGGGCCGCATGCCCTTGCGCCAGCTGCGCAGGATGTCCTCGGCCCCGTCAAAGCCAAGGTCGAGATCGGTGCTCAGGTCGAGTTCTTCTCCTTCATCCAAGCGAGACCCTGAGATCGGCGAGGGCGTCGAGGTGCTGTCTGACATGGGCTTCCAACACCCTCTGCAGGATTGCGGCCTCGATCATCACCGGCGCGCCGGTCTGTTTTTCCACTCCCAAGGCCACTTCTGCCGCCATCAGCGCCGCCACTCTGCTGGGCCAGGTGACCCATGTGTCGCGTTCTTGTCGGGCCAACCGGAACACCAGCGCTTCCGCCCGGGCCCGGTCGACCAGCGTGCCCTTCTTTTTTTGGATGCCGAGCTGCTTGTCTTGTGCCTGGTAGACGGTCAGCGCGGTGCGGGCCTTCAGATAGGACGAGCTGTCCGCTGGCCCGGAAAACCCGCTGTCGCCGGTGCTTCGTCGTTGCTGGTCCGGATCGGTCATGTCGGCGCGGCGCACATCGGAGGCGGCCGCGTTGATCGACCCGTCGCTGTAGACCACCAGCCGACTGGCTTTGCGCGCCTTCTGAATGGCCCCGCGCGAGAGGCCGGAATGGGCGGAATACTCCCGCTCGGACATACCTTCCATGGCGCTGCGACTGACCTCAAGATATTGAAGTTAAACGAAAATAATGTGACTATTCAGTTGATTACACTCCTGCGTAGAGCGATTCTGGTATCAGGAAATCACCCCCGGATCGGAGACCAGATCATGACCATGGCCACCACCACCATCCGCATCGACATCGACACGCTGCCGGAAAACCTCGACCGCAGCCGCCCCAGCTTGGTGGCGGAGGTGATCGAGGCCGCTCTGCGCGAGGGCGGGATCAAGGCTGACTGCTCGGACCTGTTCTCGCACCTCAAGATCGACCTGCCGACCACGCAGCTGGCCGCCGCCAGCGCTGTGCTGGTCGATCTGCAGCTGATTTGAGGTGGCACGATGAGCACCCGCGCACAAATCGCCATCCAGCTCGGCCCCGAGGAATGGGCGCATGTCTACGTGCATTTTGACGGCTATCCCGCCCACATGCTGCCCGCGCTGGCGCGCTGGAAGCCCGAGGATATCCTCTCCGCCCGTGAAATCCGGCAGGTCACGCCCGAGGCGCTGGATTGCTTCAGCCCGCCCCGCGATCCCCGCATCCTGTCCCGCCCGACGCGGGAATTCGCGCATCTTTACATGTGGATCGGATGCCAGTGGGTGCATGTGGTGCCGCAAGCCGATGCGCCCGGAGTGTAATCAGAAAGCACTGATATTGCTTGGATTTACCTACACTAGCCGCCCCGCTGGAGCGATGGTGATTACATAGAAACGATGCAACTCACCCAAAGGACACCCGTCATGACCACCCGCCGCGCCATCGACAATGGTGAGACCGGTTTCGCCACCGGTTCGAGAAACCGGTCGAACGCCCTCGACGCCTTCATGACCACCAAGTTCCAGATCGACGCGATGCTGGAGCGCCTGAAGGCCCTGAGCGACGACCACTTCGAGACCAGCCCCGACGAGGTCAACTGGGGCCATGTCGGCACCCTGAACCATTACGCCAGCCTGCTGCGCCAAATCACCGACGCCGCCTTCAAGGAGGGTGAACATGCCGCTTGATCCCGCCCAGCGCCACCAGATTGAACAGGACGCCCTCACCGCCGCATGGGAGGCCAAACGTCTGGCCGCCTGCGATGACGCCATCGCCCTGCTGCGCGAGATCGCCGATCTGGAACGTGATGACGATGGTGACGTGATCATCGGCACGGATGCCGACGGCCACAACGACCTGATGTCGCGCATCACCGCCTTCCTTGCCGCCAACGACGAATAGAGGAACCCGCCATGACCAAGCTGACCGAAACCCAGACCATCATCCTTAGCGCCGGGGCCCAGCGCCCGGAAAACATCGCCCTGCCGCTGCCCAAAGGGCTGGCCGGTGCGGCGGCGAAGATGGCCGTCAACAGGATGATCGAACACGGCTGGCTGCAGGAGGTCGACGCCAACCTGCGGCGCAGCGAACCGCTTTGGCGCGAAACCGGCGATGGCCATGGCACCACGCTGGTGGTGACCGACGCTGGCTTGTCGGCCATCGGAATTGAACCAGCGGTGGTGAAAACCGTGGTCGCGATCCGCGAAAACGCCGTCCAGCTACCCGCATCAAGGATGCCCAATCCACGCGGCGGGACAAAGCAGGCCATGTTGATTTCTCTGCTTCAGAGACCCGAAGGTGTCACGATGGACGAGATCGTCGCCGCAACCGGCTGGTTGGCACATTCCGCGAGGGGTGCCATGTCGGGTGCTTTGGGCAAGAAGCTGGGGCTGGTTGTGTCCTCGGCAAAAGAGGAGAGGAGAGGGCGGGTCTATCGGTTGGGCGGAGCTCCGCATATTAGCGTGTTACCTGAAACTCCAACCGCTGAGTGAGACGAAGCGCGCCAGTCCCCCGGTTGGAATTACCGGCGTGGCTCTCTATGCGTGGAGTGAAAGCTCAGAGCTGCACGCGCCTTGTCGGTTAGACCGAAACGTTGTGCATAATCAGCCAGCGCCCCCTCGAGCTGCACAATATACTGTTGCAGTGCTTCCAGATCGTCGTCCGGGGGAGTGCTCTTTTTGTTTTTTCCCATTTTCGTTTCCAACTCATATGCGAGACAGCCTACCAAAAAAATGGTTGAGGTGAAACAAATACCCGATTTTACCATCTGCAATGGCACATGCAGTTCTTGGCCGCGTCCATCGTCCAGTGCGTCCATGCCTTATGATTTCCCCGTATTTCTCTGGGCTGCGGCATCAACAGCCTTGCAATACTGCCAAACTCCCCGTCGCCAACTCCCAGCGCCGCACGGCGACGTCGCAATAGACCGGGTCCAGTTCCATCGCGAAGCAGCGTCGCCCAGCGCGTTCGGCGGCGACGATCTGGGTGCCGGAGCCGCAGAACGGCTCATAGATCAGATCGCCTGGATCGCTGAAGGCCGTCAGGACTGCCTCTACCAGCGCCACCGGGAACACGGCCGGGTGCGATCCGGCGGCACCCAGCCCGCCCTTGTGGCGCATGATCCGGAACACAGAGTCAGGGATGCGATGGCTTTGGATCGCGTTGCCGGTTCCGGTCTTGGCGTGGACGGTGCCGTCGGCCCCGCGCAGCCCACCGCCGCCGAGGGTTTCGCCCGCGTGCTTGGACGGGACGGTCTTGTGCGGTTTGCGCGGGGCGCGGTTGAAGTGGAAAATGAACTCGTGCGACGGGGCCAGGCGGCCGTTCCAGTCGCCCGGCAAGCCCGGTCCCTGATCCCACACATACCAACCAAACCGTCGCCAGCCAGAGGCGCGCATCCATTCCACCCATCCTTCCCAATAGGGCTGCCATTCGCTGTCGCGGTGCACGAGGCCCAGATTGACCAGCAGCTGTGCGTCGGTCGTGACCAGCGCGGTGGTGAACACGCCCTGCATCAGCGCATCCCAATCCCCGACCTTTTCCTTGGCGGCGCCGTAGTCGCGCTGCTGGGCATAGGGTGGCGAGGTAAACATCAGCGTCGCCTGTTCGCCCTGCATTAGCTGGGCCACGGCGGCAGGATCCGTTGCGTCGCCGCAGCAAAGCCGGTGTTTGCCCAGCGCCCAGATGTCGCCCGGCTTGGTGATCGGATCGGCGGGTGGCTCGGGGATGGAATCGGCGGCATCGTCTGAAATTGCCGGGCGGTCGTCAGCGTCCGCCAGCAAAGCTTCCAGCTCATCCTCTAGGATGCCAATCAGCCCGAGGTCAAAATCCTCTGCCAACAGCGCATGCAATTCCTGCAGTAGCAGGCCCTCATCCCAGCCGCCCAGCTCAGTTAATTTGTTGTCGGCGATGCGATAGGCCCGGCGCTGCGCCTCGGTCAGATGGCCCAGCACGATGACTGGCGCTTCGGAAATGCCGAGGTGGGCGGCGGCCAGGACGCGACCATGGCCCGCGATCAACTCGCCATCGGCGGCCACCAGCACCGGCACGGTCCAGCCAAACTCGGCCATGCTGGCGGCGATCTTGGCCACCTGGTCGGCGTCGTGGGTCTTGGCGTTGCGGGCGTAGGGTTTAAGCCGGGCGAGGGGCCAGTGTTCAATCCGGCCCGGCAGGATTGGCGCATTCATGCCGCCAGCCTTTTGGCTTTGAGGTCGGCAAAACTCTCTCCGGTGTCGGCCAGCAGGGCGTTGGCACCGGTGAACTGCTGCCAGCGCTCGATGGCGACATCGACATAAGCCGGGTTCAGTTCGATCCCGAAGCACACCCGGCCCGTGGTTTCTGCCGCGATCAGTGTGGTGCCGGATCCCATGAACGGCTCATAGACCGCCTGTCCAGGGCTGGAATTATTCAGGATCGGCCTGCGCATGCATTCCACCGGCTTCTGGGTGCCATGGACAGTGTCGGCATCCTGATCCTTGCCGGAGATGTGCCACAAGGTGGTCTGTTTGCGATCCCCGGCCCAGTGGCCCTTGCCGGTCTTCTTCACCGCATACCAGCAGGGTTCGTGCTGCCAGTGGTAATCGCCGCGGCTGAGCACCAGCCGATCTTTGGCCCAGATAATCTGCGAGCGAATGGCAAAACCTGCAACCAATAGGCTTTCAGCAACTGTCGCCGCGTGAAGCGCGCCGTGCCAGACATAGGCGACATCACCGGGGAACAGCGCCCAAGCCTCGCGCCAATCGGCACGGTCGTCATTTAACACCTTGCCGGTGCGTTTGGTCTTGGCCGCTCCTGCCTGGTTGCGCCAGCTTGGGTCATACTCCACGCCGTAAGGCGGGTCGGTGACCATCAGCAGCGGGCGAACATCGCCGAGCAGCCGCCCGACCACATCGGCGGAGGTGCTGTCGCCACAGATCAGACGGTGCGACCCCAGCTGCCAAAGGTCGCCCGCAACCGAAACGGGCGTGATAGGCGGTTCGGGAATGTCATCTTCGCCCTCGACGGCACCGCCCTCGGCCTGATCCGGATCGCGCAGCAGGGCGTCCAGATCCTCGTCGGCGATGCCAAGCAGCGACAGGTCGAAATCCTCGGCCAGCAAACTCGCGATCTCGTCGCGTAGCATCGCCTCGTCCCATTCGCCCAGCTCGGTCAATTTATTGTCGGCGATCCGGTACGCCCGGCGCTCGGCTTCGTCGAGGTGGCCGAGCCGGATCACCGGCACATCCTTCAGCCCCAGCATGATGGCGGCCAACACCCGGCCGTGCCCCGCGATCAGCTCGCCATCGTCGGCCACCAAGCAGGGCACGGTCCAGCCGAACTTGGCCATGCTGGCGGCGATCTTGGCGACCTGGTCCGTGCCGTGGATCTTAGCATTGCGGGCATAGGGGCGCAGCCTGTCGATCGGCCAGGTTTCAATCTGGCTCGGCGCAAAGACCAGGTCCATCAGGATGCTTTCATGTAGGGCAGAGCGGACATGCCGATGCGCGCTGGGCGCTGCCAGCGTCACGATCAGGATCCGCGATGTGGGGAAATGAAAAACGCCCTCGAGGGGTGTCCTCCGGGCGCAATTCTTCGATGATCAATGGGTAGGTCAAGGGGGGCAGCTTTGTCAAATGAAAAATGCACGCGGATTCAATGGCTTCCCTGCAAGTGGCTTCCGCTGGCTGGCTTCCGGCAAAGTGGCTTCCGCAAACTGGATTCCCTGGATTCCGCAAAGAATCCAGCGCGTCAAGATCGTGATTCCGCAACCCTTTGATAATGAGTCACTTTTCCCAAGATCACCCGTCAGGTGGATTCCGCCTGGCTTCCCCGGTGAAACTGCCTGTCGCTAGCGAAACGCCGCGCTGCGCCCCCCCGCATACGAATGGAGCCAGGGAGGAACCATGCCGTGGGGGGAGGTAATCAACCAAGGCGAAAGCCGGGCTTTGCCAGAACACGGGCTGCAAGGCCGATCGCAAAATCTGCATCGCGTCGGATCAGCACATCGGGATGTGCTCCACCGTCTAGAGATCGGCGTTCAAGATTGCTTGCATCGTCCACATGCCGAAAATGGGAAAGCGGATTTCGAAGGCTCATGAGGCGCTCCAAGTCCTTGACGTCGTTATCTGAAATCACATCCCGCTCCCTGCAAAGGCGCAGGGTTTCGCGAAACTGGATGCGCTCAGGGATCTTATCCACCAAGAGACCTGCATGCAGGTATGCAGCGAGCAACTGTTCCACCATGCCCTGGCAAAGAAGAATTGTTGCGACGAAGTTCCCGTGCACGTAACAGGCACGCGCCTCAACCCAAGCGAGGTATGCGGCAGGCCCGCCAAAAATCATCGTACCGCGTTTTCCCATCGCGCCCGATAGATCAGCGAGATGGCGCAGCCGGGTGATTTTTCCGTCGAGGCCGTCGTGCATATCTGCAAGTAGATGGCGCATCAAATCGAGATCGCTCAGGTCAGACAGCAGGTCTTGTTGGTAGCCCTCCGCATTCATTTTCTACATGGCCCAACTTTTGCTGTGCTTCTGACGCTCAGACAGTGCGGAAAGCCAGATCGGCATACCTCATTCGATCCCCGGAAGAACTGGAAGCCCCAACTCCCGAAGAAACGAGTTGTGTTTCGACGTTGCCTCCCGAATTTGGTCCTCGATCGAGACCAATTCCTGCTGCGTTGTATCTAGGTCGATTTCAGTCTCAGCCACAGCTGTGCTGATGTATCGGGAGATGTTGAGGTTGAAGCCCTCCTCAGCGATGCGCTCCATGCTCACGCGTTTGGAGTAGCGGTCCTCTTCCTTGCGGAACTGGTACGTCTCGATGATTTTCTGAATGTCACTCGGCTTGCCATCTAACCCTTCGCGCAGGCGGTTCTGCCGCTTGCCTCTTTCAAAGTGCTCAGCTGCGTTGATGAAGAGCACATCATCCGGCTTCTTGCACTTCTTCAAAATTAGGATGCAGACCGGGATGCCAGTCGAATAGAACAGGTTCGCGGGCAGGCCGATCACGGTGTCGATGTGACCATCCTTCAGCAGCTTTGTGCGTATGCGCTCCTCTGCCCCACCGCGGAACAGCACGCCGTGCGGCAGGATGATGGCCATCACGCCCTCATCCTTCAAGTAGTGAAAACCGTGCAGTAGAAAGGCGAAGTCTGCGGCGGATTTGGGCGCCAGCCCGTGGTTCTTGAACCGCACGTCGTCGCCCATCGCTTCAGTCGGCTCCCAACGGAGGCTGAAGGGCGGGTTGGCCACGATCGCATCAAACGAAGGTTTTTTGGCAGGGTTCAGCTCTCGCAGGATATCCCAGTCATTGTTCAGCGTGTCGCCATGGTAAATTTCGAATTCCGTGTCTTTCACGCCGTGCAGCAGCATGTTCATGCGGGCGAGGTTATAGGTGGTGATGTTCTTTTCTTGCCCGTAGATTTTTCCGATGCCATGCGGCCCCATGCGCTTTCGCACATTCAGCAACAGCGAGCCGGAGCCGCACGCGAAGTCCAGCACACTGGCGAGGCGCTCTTTCTTACCGGTTGCGGGTTCCTGACTGTCCAGCGTCACGATTGCGGAAAGGATGTCCGACACCTGCTGTGGTGTATAGAACTCGCCTGCCTTCTTTCCAGAACCAGCGGCAAATTGGCCGATCAGGTATTCGTACGCATCGCCAAGCGCGTCGACACCGGTTGAAAAATCGGCGAGCCCATTGGCGATCTCGGTGATGATCGTGCATAGTTTTGCGTTGCGATCAGCATAGGTCCGACCAAGCTTTTCAGAGCCAAGATTGATCTCCGAAAAAAGCCCCCCGAACGTGCTCTGGAAGGACTCGTTCTCGATATATTTAAAGCCTGCCTGCAACGTGTTCAGCAGATCGTCGCTCTGGGTGCGCGCCATGTGGGCGATGCTGGTCCAGAGGTGTTCCGGCTTGATGACGTAGTGTGTCTTTAGGCGCATCTGCTTTTCAAAAGGCGAAACATCGTCGGGGTTTTGCGCGTACCAAACGGAAAGGGATGAGCGCCCGCCATTACCGATCGTGTTGGGATCCGGGTAATCGCGTCCGAGCTCCTTCCTGGCGGCCATCTCATAATTGTCCGACAGATAACGCAAGAAAAGGAAGGACAGCATGTAATCGCGGAAATCGTCCGCGTTCATCGCCCCGCGCAGCGTGTCGGCGATGTTCCAGAGTGTCTTGCCCAGTTGCTTTTGGATTTGGTCGTTCATTGTGCTGGTGCTTCCTGGGGGGCGGGCGCTGGTGCCGGGACGGGATTTTGGGCCGGAGCGACGCCCGGGAGGTGAAACTCGAACCGCGTGATGAACTCGTGCAGAATGCGGCGAAACAGTTCCTTGTTGTCCTCGCCCATCTCCGTGGGTTCGTGGATGGCATAGGCCCCGTGGCTCAAAAGGTTCAGGGCACGATTGAACAGCGCCCTGTCTGCGTCGGTGTCGAGAGCCTTCAGGCAAAAGGTGATGTTCGGATGACCGAAGAACGATGCCGTCTTTTCCATGACGCTGCGCAGGGCGTTGAAATGGAACGTGTAGAGCTTTCCCTTCCTCGGATCAGCCGCGCGCTGCAATTCAGCGAGCGTCGCCACATGGTGAAAGAAGGGCGTGTCTTCCGTCGCCTGAAGCGTGTAGGTGCCGTCGCCACCCGGCCGATGCATGAAATAGCGCCGATGATCAACCGAAGGCGCGTCATCGATCTTCCGGCCGACTTCGTTGCACATGACGTTGAAGAACAGCGCATGGTGCGAAGAGAAGATCACCTTGATCGGGGCAGGCTTGCCCTCGGCGTCTTTCCGTGTGGCCGCCCGACGGAGGAGCTTGGCAAGGTCGCAGGCGACGGAAATCGCGTTGTTGTCGTCCAGCGACGAGATCGGGTCGTCGATGTATAGATACTTCTTCCCCTGATAGGATTCATGTCCATCGAGCATCCGTTCGCAGATGGCCATGAAGATGCACCAGATGAAGATGTTCTGTTCGCCCCGCGACACCTTGATGTTGGCCTCGCCGCCCTTGCGGAAGCTGACGTAATCCGGCTTGGAGATGGTATCCTTGCCCTGCTGAACCTCCTTGTAGGTGAAGTCGAACTCGAAGTCGGCGTAACGAGAAAGGTAGCGGGCGATGGTCTCGTCTAGCGCGAGTTCCGTCATGGCGTTGAAGAAGGACGACTTCTCGTTCAGTTGCAGGCGGCGCACGCTGTCGCCTTCGAGGTCGTTCTCCCAGATAAACAGATCCTCGGTGAAGGCATTGAAATACAGCGTGTCGGGCGTGCCGGTCGGGTTCTTCCTGTTCTTGCGCTTCCCCGCGTCCTTGAACTCCATCGACAGGCGGGTCTTGCCCGTGCGGTTATAAGCATAGATCAAGACCAGCGAGAGCGGCTTCGTCGGATTGGTCAGATCATCGCGAAGTCTGCCCACCAAGCTCTTGAGGTTTTTGTAGGTACTCATGCGTCATCCTCCCCGACTTGGGGGAAAAGCTGCTGCATCAGTCCCTTCTTGTGGGTCTTGAGCGTGTCGAGCTTTCGGGCCTCGGCGGTGATCAGGCCGTCGAGGGAGTTTAGGCAGTCGGCGATGCGTTGCTGCTCAAGTCGAGACGGGATTCTGAAACGCAGATCAACGAAGAACTGCAGGCCGATCGTCTTTATGGTGCTGCCGGTCGCCGCGCGGTCAAAAAGCGGCTTTGACTGCTGAAGCAGATGATAAAGGAACCAATTGCTCAACTTCCGGTCGTCGCAGGTCCAGACAATGAAGTGCTGGCTTACTGCCATGGGCAAAGCCATCACCGCGCTCTTGCCGATACCAGCATCACGGCTGATCAGAACTGAGCCTGCCTTGTGAAGCACAGCAGACGAGTTCTTGATACCTTCCGCAGATACTTCAACTTCCGTCTCGGAAATCAGACCATTGTCGAGTCGCTTCGAGTCAGCGAGCGAGATCCACTTGACCCCGCCATCGTAGTATTCCGGCTTGCTTTTGCTGGGTGTATGGCCAGAGCCTCTCTTTGCCAGGCTTTCGAGATGCCTTTCCTCCCACTCCCCAGCCGCCTCGAACTCGGGGAAGCGGAGGCGGGGTTGGGTTTCGCCTTCCTGGGGGAAAAGCTGCTGCATCAGGCCCTTCTTGTGGGCATTGAGCGCTTCCACCTTGCGCCCCTGTGCCTCGGTCAGCGCGTCCGCAGAGGCCAGACAGTCGGCAATTTTTTGTTGTTCGGGGAGGCAAGGTTTCAACAGTTGCAGTTCGGAAAACTGCTTGTAGCTGATCATTTTTCCGTCGCGCAACCCTTCAAGATTCCGCGTCAGCTGCTGAATGAAATCATGTGACTTGAAATGCTGCCGGTAGAACGTGTCGGACAATCGCCCGCGCTTACGGAGTATCACATAGGCTGGGCTGCAGATTCCGTGATAGTCAGAAAACTCAATACCGCCCTGAAAGGAGCGTAGACTTATAATGAAATCTCCGGTGCGCACTTCCTTGTAGGTCTCAAGGCTCTTGTCGGTCACCGAAACATGATAATCGATCATATGCCTGGGGATCGCGCCGTGTTCCTGCGTGATCGCAAGGATAGGAAGGCCCGGCGGCGCTTCGCGGTTGCTAACTTGCTGGAATAGTACGTCGCCCGGCGCAGTCTCCCAAGCACCAGCGTCCTGAAATTCCGGAAACCGCAGCTTGGGCACCAAAGCAGCCCCGCTGCCTGCCTCCGCAGTTGATTTTCCCTTATTGCTCATAAGCGCTAAGCCCCGAAATCTCACGCCCACCAGCACGCTTCAGCAGCAACGGCATCACATCGGCCATCAGGTCCAGTTCCTTCACCCTCCGCGCCTTCCAGTTCAAGCCAAGGGGTTCCATCAAGTCGGTCAGCGCCTCTCCGTCAAAGATCATCCGTTGCAGGATGGTGTCGACAAAGCCGTGCAGCGCCTCGGTCGCCAGCCCGTGCTTGCCCGCGATGCCCGCCAGCTCTGCTGCATTTTTTTCAGCCTTGAAGCTGCTATAGCCGTCGCGGATGGCCTTTTCGCTAAGGCCCTCCCCTGCCTTGAGCGTGTTGATATAAGCTGCGATATCCTCCCGCTCGTCCATGAACTTGGCGTCGGACTGGATCAGGCCGATCAGCTCCTCGCGGCTCATCTTCTGCTTGCCAGGCGTCGCCTCGGAATAGCGGGCGATCAGGCCCATGATGTAGTCATAGTCGATGACCGCCGAGGCGAAGAGAACGAACTCGAAATCTAGCTGGTCAGCATCCTGGCTGGGCTTGTCGGCGCCCTTGCCTTGCTGGGCCCGAAGGCGCTGAGCGGTTTCAAGATAGGCGCCACGGAAGCCAAGCAGGTTGTCACGGGGCAGGACCTGTTCGATGGTATTGCGGTTTTCATCGGTCAGGTCAGTGTATTGGTCAAGTTGGGTCTTGAGCCGCTGGACCTCTTTGAAGTGCTCAATGAATGCCGCACGAGCCGCGTCGCCCTTGAGGTTGGGCACGGCTTCTGGGGCACAGTCGAGGCCTTGCGATTTCATGAAGGTATCAAGCTTCTGGACCGCGGTCTCCAGTTTTTGGATGACCACCGGGGCCTTGTCGACCAGCCAGATTTCGCGTGCCTTTTCGGCAGCCGCCTCGCCCGAGAATAGCGCGATGGCGGTATCCACCGCGCCCTCCTGCTGGCGGAAGTCCAGGATGTTCCCGTAGGGCTTGGTGGCGTTCAGCACGCGGTTCGTGCGCGAGAAGGCCTGGATCAGCCCGTGATGCTTCAAGTTCTTGTCCACATAGAGGGTGTTCAAGAACTTGGAATCGAAGCCGGTCAGCAGCATGTCGACGACAATCGTGATGTCGATCTTGTGGTGTGGCTGATTGGGGTAGGCCTTCTTCAGGTCGGCATCCGGCCATTGCTGATCCTTGATGCGTTTCTGCACGTCCTGGTAATACAGGTCGAATTCGCCGATCCTGTGATTGGTGCCGTAGTGGGCGTTGTAGTCGGCGAGGATGGCCTTCAAGGCCTCCTTCTTTTTCTCCGGCTCAACCGCGTTGTCTTCCTTCTCCTGCGGCAGGTCTTCTTGGATCTGCTTTACGTCAGGATTGCCCTCGGCAGGCGGGGAGAAGACGCAAGCGATGTTCAGCGGTCGGAAGCTGGGATCCGTTGCCAGCTTATCTGCCTGAATCGTCTTGAAGAGGGTGTGATACTCGATCGCGTCATTGATCGACGAGGTGGCGAGCAGGGCGTTGAATCGGCGCTGACCGGTGGCCGCGTCGTGTTTCGCGAGGATCGCATCTATGACCGCCCGTTTGGCCAGTGGTTCACCCGGCTTCGGCAACGTTTTGCCTTGCGGCTTGAAATAGTCGACATGGAACCGAAGAACGTTCCCGTCCTCGATGGCGTGTGTGATCGTGTATGTGTGAAGGCGCTGCTGGAAGAGGTCTTCCGTCGTCTTCATGCTGGCCTGAGTGTCTTCGATCTTCTGCTGCGCGGCGTTCTGATCGAAAATAGGCGTGCCGGTGAAGCCGAAGAGCTGGGCACGCGGAAAGAACTCCTTGATGGCCTTGTGGTTCTCGCCGAACTGCGAACGGTGGCACTCGTCGAAGATGAAGGCGATGCGCTTGTCGCGCAGGGGTTCCAGCTGCTCCTTGAAGCTCTTCTTGCCGTCCTTCTTCTGCTGTTTGTTGCGCTTGCTGTTCTCGTCCAGCGCGAGGCCAAGCTTCTGGATTGTGCAGACGATGACTTTGTCGGCGTAATCGTCCGACAGAAGACGCCGAACCAGGGAGGCGGTGTTGGTGTTCTCCTCGACGCAGCCTTCCTGGAACTTGTTGAACTCCTCGCGTGTCTGGCGATCGAGGTCCTTGCGATCCACGACGAAGAGGCATTTCTCGATGTCGGGATTGTCCTTCAAGAGCGTTGACGCCTTGAAGGAGGTGAGCGTCTTGCCGCTGCCCGTCGTGTGCCAAATGTAACCGTTGCCGCAGTCTTGGGCGATGGAGTCGACAATCGCCTTCACCGCATAGACCTGATACGGCCGCATCATCAGCAGTTTCTGCTCGCTCGCGACCAAAACCATGTATCGGCTGATCGTCTGGCCTAGCGTGCATTTTACAAGGAAAGTTTCGGCGAAGCTGTCGAGATGGACGATCTTCTTGTTGTCGACGTCCGCGAACTCATAAACCGGCAGAAAGCGCTCCTCGGCATTGAATGCGAAATGGCGCGCGTTGTTGTTCGCGAAGTAGAACGTCCGATCGCGGTTGCTGACGATGAAGAGCTGCAGGAAGCACAGGATGGTCTTGGTATAACCGTTCCCGGGGTCATTCTTGTAGTCGACGATTTGCTCCATGGCACGACGAGGGCTTATGCCGAGGGTCTTCAGCTCGATCTGAACGACCGGAACACCATTGATCAGAAGAATGACGTCATAGCGATGGTGACTGTAGTCCGTATTGATACGAAGCTGATTGATCACCTCGAAAGAATTCTTGCACCAGTCCTTGATGTTCACCAGCGTGTAGTTCAGCGGGGTGCCGTCATCGCGAGTAAAACTGTTCCGCTCGCGCAGGGTTCGTGCCGCCGTAAAAACATCCGGCGTGACAAGCTCATCGTGCAGCCGCTGAAACTCGCCATCGGTGAGCTTGACGCGATTTAACGATTCGAATTTGCTCCTGAAATTCGCCTCCAAAGTAGCCCGATCACGAATATCGGGTCGATACTCATATTTGAGCTCTTTAAGCTTCGCGACCAGAGAGTCTTCAATATCGCGCTCGGGTCGATTCATGGGCGTCGCTTCAATCATAGGCTCACTGAACTCTTTTGGCGGGCCACCATTTCCCGTGTGCACGTTTCAAGAAGATTCATATGTATATATCGATCCGTGCCACAGACCGCGTAATCGCCGTCGCTGGGATTGCTCATCGCGCTGCCGTGCTATTCGTGTTTGTGCGGCCGTTCTCGCGATCCATTTCAATGTCCTTTAACCGCTCGTACTCTTCGACTGCCATTACTACAATAACCGTCCGCCCATGCTTTGCCACCGCCACCGGCTCAGCCCGAGCGAGATCGATAAGCCGACCGAACCCATACTTCGCGTCTTTCGCGGTTAGGGTTTGCATTTTCTCGCTCCCTGGCATTGACATCCGTACTTTTGGCTATTTTGGCTGATATTGGCAATGGCCTATCGCTCCCAAGGCCGCACTTTCGGCATCGCCGCCGTGACCTCGACCTCGCGAAGCATGCGACCCGCCAGCAGCCCATCGCGCACCCAGTCTAGCGCCAACCACCAATCCTCATAGCCGCGTCGGGCGGATGCGATCTGTTCAGGATGCGGCCGCCAAGTGACCGGGCAAGCCAGAACCTCGACCGTTCGCCACTTGCCGCGCGTTTTCACCCGCTCGGTGCCGACGATGATGGTCGTCGCCCGCTCACCATGCTGATTGTTCTTGGTTTCCATTGGGACGCAGCGCGGGACGACGCCTGGCATCCAGTCCGGGGTCATGCCAGCGCGCGCCAGTTCCGCCACGCTGATCGCCATGCGGATGCCGCCGAGGCGGTCGGGCATGCCTGCGACGGAGGCTGCGATCACCTCAGCATCGGGGTGAGTGTAACTGCCCATCTTGTGCTGGCCGCCGTCCACTTTGCAGCCAAGCATAGCGCGCTGCAGTAGGACGTATTCGAGGCCAAAGCCGAAACCTTCTTCCGTTATGTCCTTTGGCGGCGGCAGTTCCAGCTGCGCTTGCTCCACCCGAAACGCCCATTCCAGCGCCGCCTGCACGCCCAGCGCGCGTTTCACCTTTCTGCCGCCCGTGCGGTCGATCTGTCGTTGGATGCTCACGGCTGCATCCCGTCAAAGAGGGACATCTGCGCCGGGCGCTGGGCCTCGTTCGTTGGCCGCCAGAACCACGGGCCCGAGGCCATGGGCATCTGCGAGAGCGCGCCACGCGTGCGCCGCTGCCAGAGGGTGAACTCCGTTGCCGAGCAGGCGCAGAGCGCGTGACCGATAGGCCAGCCCATCAGCCATCCGACGAAGATCGGATTCAGCCGTCGCCGTGCCCGGCCCTTCAGGATCCGCCGCGAGGCGACGCGCCCATGAGAGGCAATCATCGAAGCCCACAGCGGGCGCGAGATCGGGGCGTGCAGTGAGAACCGCGCTCCATCCATCGTGATCGCTTGGGCCGGGCGGGTGAAGCCCTGCTCCGCCCGGTAGTGCAGGATATCCATCCGGGACTTGCCATCCGCCCGGGCGATGCTGGCCTCGCTGGAACCCTTCCAATTCTGCGCTGCAGGGGTGGGCCATTGCAGCGCCTGCGCCGATAGCTTGGGTTCGCCCCGACTGTTGATCTTGCCCCGCAGCCGATCCATCTGGTCGTCCGCCACCGGCGTTTGCCACTGTGCCGCCTGCGCTGGCAGGGGCGGCAGCCCTCCCGACCCGTAGCTCTGACCCGGTCCACCCTTCGCCCCGTCCGTCGCCTTGGGCGTCGACCAGTTGGTGATGCCCAGCGCCAGCGCTTCGGCCTTCCGCGTGAAGTCGCTGTTCCCCGCCGGGTTGTAGTTGGCGGTGCCGGGATGCAGGCTCATCGGTGTGGGCCAGGATGAAGATGCGCATCCGCTGGTGCGGCGCGCCAACTTCTGCCGCGCTGAACAGACCCGCCGCAGGCGTGTAGCCCATGCCCCAAAGCTCTCGGAGGACGGTTTCAAGGCCGAGGGTGACATGCCCGAGGACGTTTTCGAGGAACACCCATTCGGGGCGGCATTCCCCGATGACACGGGCGACGTCGGGCCAGAGGTGGCGGGGGTCGTCGGCGCCACCGCGCTTTCCGGCCGCGCTAAAGGGTTGGCAGGGATATCCGGCGAGGACGATGTCGAAGGCCCCGCGAAAGGGACGGGCATCAAAGCTGCGGAGATCGTCCCAGATCGGGGCTGGGGCGAAATACCCGGCGCGCTGGGCAGCGATGAGGACAGCTCGGGGCCAATCCTCCCACTCGACAAATGCGCGTGTGTGATAGCCGGGTTCGGCGAGCATGACGCCCAGATCCAAGCCTCCGCCGCCTGCGCAGAGGGACAATCCGTGCCGGGGACGTGACACCATGACATTCACCGCACTCCCCGCATCCGGAGGCGTTCGGGCGTGACGAGGCCGCGCACCAGCATCAGGTCACGAATGCTGTTGTTGATCGCGCTGACCGGCAGGTACCCGTCCGCGTTGACCATCTTGGCGTAAAACGCCGCCTTCTCGTCGTCGCTTAGCCGGGGAGGATCCTCGCGTTTGCGCCGCCGTTTGGCCTTTTGACCCTTGGCGGTTGCGATGGCCGCCTGCGCATCGCGCTGGGCGGCACGTTCCATGAACCGGTCGAGGGCTTTTGGCCCATCGGGCGGGTTCGGATGATCGGCCCGGGTCTCGACGGCGACCTCGACGATCCGTTTCGGCGTCAGACCGAGGTCATCGATCCAGCGCCGAACGTGTGTGCGAGCTGGCCAGCCCTGCCACCAGGCGGGCAGGGTGGCGTTGGCGGCAAAGCCCAGCGCAGCGAGCAGTTCTGCGAAGAACCGATCAAATTCGGCCTCGCGCGTGCCTGCGTCCTCCTCCTCCTTTACTGGTTTACTTAGGGGTTCTCTTACAAGGTTAGTGTCCGGATTCCGGACACGGCTTTCGGCATTTTCCGGACACGGGTCGGTGCAAAATCCGGACACGGGTTCCCGCAGATTGCCGTGTGCGATTTCCGGACACGGCTCTGCCGGATCAGCAGGGATCGTGGCGATTTCACACGCAGTTTCAGCGTCATGGCCGAGAGGCAAAAACCCGTGTCCGGTTTCCGGACATGGCTCGGGATCATGTGGTGCAAATCCTTCCTCGAACCCCAGGATGTAGCGGGTCGGCAGCTGACGCTTGGTGACGGGATCTATGCGCGGCACGCGCCGCAGCAGATGTTCCGCCTCCAGCCGGTCGAGATGTTCGTTCAGTGTGGACCGGCTGATCTCGCAATCATGGGCCAGCCGATCCTGAGAGGGGAAGCAGCCGAAGTCGGGGTTGAAGCGATCACAAAGGTGCCAGAGCACGATCTTGGTCGTCGGCTTCAGCCCGCGCCGCTGGATGGCCCAGTTCGTGGCGTCATGGCTCATGGCGCTGCCCTCCGCACTGGAAGCTGCGCGCGGCTGGTGAAGCCGTTGTCTGCCAGCGCGCCCAGCGCATCGTCGACCGACCTGACCAGCGCCCAGCCAAAGCCCTGCGCACAGACGGTGTCGCGAAACACCTCCTGCGATTTCCGCAACCGGCCGGTTTCGCTTTTGACCTCCAGAAACAGCACGCGGCCGCCGGAGATCACGATCAGATCGGCAAATCCGGCATGCACGCCCATGCCGACGAGGATCGACTGGCGTTTCGCGCCGCGGGGCCCGGCCTCGGTCACCTCGTTGACGCAATGATGAACAATGGCGTCGCGGGGCAGGGCGAAGCGCAGCGCCTGCACGATGGCACGCTGGGCATCGGCCTCGGGTGTACTGCGCCGGTTCATGCCGCACCGCCCTTCGGGAAGGCGGCCGCCGCGATGGCATGCAGCGGGCGCCGGTCCAGCAGACGCAGCAGTTCGATGGCATCACCGCATTCGCGGGCATCGTCTGTCTGACCGACGACGACCCGGGCAGCAAGGATCACCAAGGACTCCGGATGCTGGGTGGTGTCGGCCAGAACGCCGCGCGCCTCGGTCAGGCGGTCTTGCATCCAGTCGCCGGTGGCCGAGGATGGGACAACGGGCGGGTGGGACAGAAGCTGGTTCATTTCCGCCCCCGCCGTGTTCGCGCCGGGCGGGTCTGTTCCTGTGCGCTGATCCAGTCTTGGACCGAGGTACGCCGGTAGAGTACCTTGCGGCCGATCCGCGTGCAGGGCGGACCAAGCTGACGGGCCTCCCAGCGGGCGAGGGTATCGCAGGCGAGGCCGAGTTCACCGGCGAGCTGCTCGCGGCTGATCCAGTCAGCCAGCAGGTTGAGGGGGTGGTCCTGCGGGGCAGGGGCTGTGGTCTGCATTTCGGTCTCCCATCCAGATCCCGGCAGATGCCGGAGACGGGGCGAGGGAAGCAGACGGCAAGGACCGGAACCTAGGCAGAGACCGGAATTGGGACACGGCGAGCAATTCCGGTCTTTGTTTCATTGGAGTTTTGGCGCGTGACCGGAATGCGAATCGGAAAGGCAGCCCAGCGCCATTCCGCTGTTTCCGGTGACCTGTGTCAGATCGCGCCTGATGATCGTGGCTCGCAACCACAGTGGCCGGATTTCAACAGCATCGCGTGACGCCGACCGGGCGGCGCGGGACCGAACGCGCGTGCCGATGTCAGGGCAGGGAAGGGAAATCGCTGCGACGGTGGGCCTCTACGAGGATGCGCAGTTGCGGCGGGGCGATCACCTCGACCACATCACCCCATTGATAAAGGTGCCAGGCCATCTCCAGCCAGCCCCCGGCTGTGAACCGGACGATCAGACCGCCGTCGGTCTGGTCCTCGACCTGTTGATCGGGGTGGAAGATGAAGGTCCGCGCGACATCGGCGGCCGATGGTGCAAAGCGCCATTCCACCGGCCCGTATTCATCGTCAGAATGGAATGACCCGAATGCCCGGGCGGCGTGCTTGCCAAGATCGAAGTCAGGATCCCGCACGAAGGAATCCTGCAGCAGGCTGGCGCGGCTGATCCGGTCGAGCCGGAAATGCCGATACTTGCCGCCGTTGTCGATCTCGCGGGCGATCAGATAGCCGCGCATCCCGAAGAGAACGCCATAGGGTTCGACCGCCCTCGACCGTGCCACGGCATCCTGCGCACCGGCATAGTCGATCTGCATCGTGAACGGGCCCTTTAGTGCGTTGTCGATCGCGCCAAGGACAAGCGCTGAATACTGCGCGCGGGGGCCAGGACGGCAGGCATGACCTCGGGCTTCGAGAACCGCCTCTGCATCCACCTCGGCGCGGCGGGCAAAGCTCGGTGGCATCGTGGCAAGCAGACGATTGCGCAGAGATGTCAGCGCGGCAACCTCTGTAGTGGCTCCTTCACGTTCCGCGCGCCGGATCCCCATTTCCAGCGCCGACAACTCGCTGTCGCGGATGCCTTGCATGTGCAAGAGACGGCTGTCGGGCAACTGCCACCACTTGCGCCGTTCCTTGTCGGTGCGGGTCTGCACCATCGGAAACGCCTCCTCCAGCGCGCGAGACATGCGCTGCGCGGTGCGCAGGGTCACGCCAAAGGTGTCCACGATTTGCACCAGGCTGATGCCGCCCGGCCTGGCGGCCGCCTCTTCCGCCAGACGCATGATGTCGAGGGCCTTGCCCAGACGTTTGTTATCCATCTTCCATCCCTGACCGAACCTGACAGGGACGTTAACGACAATTCGCTTCAAAAGCGATTGGCTGGCTCTGGTCAGCTCAAGCCGATTCCACCTGTGCGTGTTTCCGATCACCGGGGTGCTTTTCACCCGGATCTCCAGACATGGCTGTTTGAAGACCCTTGAGGCGTGTTCCTGAACAGCGGGCCTGCTGGCAAGCGGCTGTTCGGGAACGCGATCCCTGCCATGCCCGGTGCTGACCCGGGCGTCGCTGAATGAAGTAAGGACGCACGACCCATGAGCCTGCCGCCGAGAGCCTTCTATTCCTTGAATGAGACATCCGCCCGTTGGGGTTGTGCCGCTGCCGACCTGGCTGGGTGGGCCGCAACCGACCATCTGACGCTGGTCACCAGCATCGCCTCGGTGATCTGCGGCAAGCAGCCGGTGGCCGGGATCGTGGTTGTCTGCGCCGCCGACATGATGCGGATGTTCCGCCGTCATGGCCCGAGCGATGAGGAATGCCGGATCTACCGCATCCGGCCGCAGGGCAGCGCGGAGTGGCAGTACATCACGGAACCGACCGATGGCGTGGTGATCAATATCACCGATCTGATGCTGTTGGCCGAGGAGGTGCAGAAGTTCGAGGACGAGCGCGATCTATTGCGACGCCCCGCCGGGTCAGCCGGATCCGCGCCGCGCTACGATTGGGAAGGCATGACCATCATGCTGTTTCGACGGGTCAACGAACAGGGCGTGCCCGCGACGCAGGCCGAACTGATCGCCGAGGTGCAGGACTGGTTTGCCCAGCACTCACCTAACGGTGAAATCCCCGAGGAAAGCACGACGCGCAAGAAGGTCGCGCCGATCTGGCGGGCGCTGCGCGAACGGGAATGATGGGCGGGCCAAGCCGCCATCAGGCGCTTTTCTGATCCTGATCGGCGTCATGCACCAGCTGCGGGCGGGGCCGGAAAATGTTGGCAACGGCATTGACCCCGTCGCGCAGGGGTGAGTCCATCAGGTGGGCGTAGCGCTGGGTCGTCTGCATTTGCGTGTGGCCCAGCAGCTTGCCGATCATCTCCAGCGAGGCCCCGCCGCTGACCAGCAGGGACGCAAAGGTGTGGCGCAGGTCGTGGATCCGGACATCAGGCAACTTCGCCTCGGTCTGGATCCCGATCCAGAACCGGCGGATTTCCTTGACCGGCTGGCCGGGCGTGTCGCCCGGGAACAGCCATGGATTGCCGCGCGGCACCAGCAGGGTGCGCTGGCGCACGATGGCGGCCACATCGCCCGAGATCGGGATGCGATGGATCTTGCGCTGCTTGGTGGTAGCCGCTGGTTTTGACCAGCTACCAAGATCGAGGTTGAACTGTTCAAACCGTGCCTGACGCACCTCGCCCGACCGCGCGCCGGTCAGCATGCAGAGCCGGATGATCCCAGCCGCCCGTTGATCCTTGGCGGCGTCCAGTGCCTTGGCCAGCCGCCCGATCTCTTCTGGCGTGAGAAACCGTTCGCGTTCATTCTCGATCCGGCGGCGGAACCCGCTTGCCGGATTGTCGGCACGCATGCCCCAGCCGATGGCCAGCGTGAACATCTTGCGAAGCACCTCGCCCACCCGGTTGGCGCGAACCGGCGTGGGCTTTGGCCCCTGCAGCTTGCGGGCCCGGTTGTTCGGCTTGGCCTTTGAGGGCCGGGCACGGCCAGCGGCGATCTTGGTCATCAGCTTTTCCACATCCGCCTTTGTGATTTCCGTCACCAGCTTCTTGCCCCAATCGGGCGCCACCAGCTTGTGCATGATGGTGTGCTGGTCGGCGGCGTTGCGTGCGGCGAGGTGCGGCGTGTGTTCCGCCAGATAGCGCGTGATCATGTCGTTGACCCGCGGGGCCTCGCGCGACGTTTCCCGCAGGCTTAACGGGTCGATCCCCTCATCGATGTCACGCCGCAACTCCTTGGCCCGTTCCCGCGCGGCCACTGTGTTCCATTCCGGCCAGCGACCGATGGTCATCCGCCGCTGTCGTCCGGCGATCCGGTAGTCCAGCGTGAAGGCCCTATTGCCTGAGGGGTAGATCGTGATCGAGAAACCGCGCACGTCGGTGTCGAAGATCTGGTAATCCCGCCCCAGGTTCTCGGCCTCCCGGACGGTTTTCTCATTCAGTTTCAGCCTGTTGACCATGGATCGCTCCCCATCTGCTCGTCTGACATGAGGCGTGGATTCGCGCCCATATCAAGCAAAGCATGGGGACAGGACCGGAATGCAGGCGGAGACCGGAAATGGGGAGGGGCGGGGCGTTCCGGAGCCAGTTGTGCTGTCTTCGCGTTCTGGTTGCCAGGAGCGACATTCCAGACCATAGATTATGGCAAGGTCAACGGAGAGGATCGTGGTTTGCTTAGAAGAACAGAGCGTCAAATTTTCAGTTACGACCTGATGATCCTCGCGCGGGCAAGGCACGCCATGCCGCCACCTCTCTCTGACATCGTCGCAGCATGGCAGACAATGTTCAATCTGGGCGAATGCTCCCACGTAAGAGAGAAGGGTAGCGTAATCTATCGCATAGGCGATATGAGTGTGGATAACGCCGCGCAAGTGGCATCTATCCTCTTGCGTCGTTGCGATACCAACGCTGCGAATGCAGTCTATTCCCACAAAGTGACCGGTGTTCCCCGCATTGTCGAGCAGGAAGATGACGAAGGGGGCGACCGAGCTGCGCATCTTATTGTTTCACTTCGGAATGAGAGAGGCAAACCAGCAAGTTACTTGTGCCATCTGGAAGGGGTCCCCGGACTCAGTCACCGTCTGGTTCAGGCAACACTCAATGCTGTGCTCAAACAATCAATTTCAAACGCACGAGCCGTCTTTTCGTACCCTGATCCTGGTGGCGCCCGTGACCGCGATGGCAACCCAAAGACTACCAATTTCATTCCGTCCTTAGAAATGGTTGGACACCCATCTCCGGCGCTTGTGAACGACATCGAACTGGGGCAACTCCACGATATAACCCTTGTAGATCAGCGACCGCAGAATCAATTGGGCGGAAATCAATACCTGGTCGAGAACGAGCGACGATTGAAGGTGAAGGCTGCGCCAAACATGCCAAGCCATGGCCGAGTTCAAAGCCTGATCGCAGCATTTCAAACGAGGCGAGCGGACTTCCAAAGGGCAAAAGTCCGGTTCACTGATCCAGATGGAATAAACCGCACGATCGACTACGATATTGCTACCGGCACGCCAGAGCAGCAGAACTATGTTCGAAGCTATAAGGTGACGGGAATAAATCCGCCGATGGATGAATCTTCTGTTTCGCTTGCTCCGTTTCTAGGTGCAGCGATGCGGGCGCGAGTGGTGGCCGAGCGAAGTTAGAGAGAATGTGGTATCTAATACGTCGCCCCTTTGCATTCTCTGGGATACGCCATCCCAGTCTTGCCCCTTTCCTGTTTTGGGGCCCCGTTGCTTGTTCTTTCGCATTGACTCTGCTCTTCTGGTTGCTGCCAGTTCAGCCGAAATTGGTCGGTGACGGCAGCCTGAGTCGGCATATGATCTCGATCTTCGCAATCCTGCCGGGCTTCTTTATTGCAGCAATTGCTGCTGTAGCTACGTTCAATCGCGCCGAGATGGACTTCGTCATGCCGGAACCAGCGCCGGAGCTTAAGCTTCGTACGGGGAACGACGAAGACTATGTCAAGCTGACGTTCAGGGTTTTCACATCCCATCTGTTCGCATACCTCACTACTCTTTCGTTTTGCGCTGTCTTCATGTTTATAGCGGTCGATTTGACATCTCCCTCTATCGATTTTCTCATCGGTCAAATTGAGGGGCAGGCCGGGCAAGATATCGCGCGAAACATCTTTTCGCTATGTTACTTCTGGGCCGTGGCGTGGTTCACCGGAAAAATAATCTTAACGACACTGGTGGGCTTGTACTTCTTGGCAGAGCGGATGCATCGGCCCCAAGTTTAGTTTGCCAAAATATCAAATGAGCGGCCCGTTCAGATGTGGGTCTTCCGTCTCTTGGGTGGCGAGCGGTGTTGTTCTTGCGATGGTTCGCTGGATTGCTTCCCTCGATTGATCATCTTTCGCCTCAACGCCACCTCAACCCGCGTATGCAGCTTTGCCCCGCTTCAACCCGCAACAATCCTTCTAAACCCGGTCATCGTCACCGACCGACGACCATCAGATTTTGTGATTTCAAAGGCTTGCAGGCTAAGCTACTGAATTGAAAAGATTAGTGAAAATCCGGGTCCATAGGCTCATAACCTGAAGGCCGCAGGTTCAAATCCTGCCCCCGCAACCAACACTAATTCCTCCATAATATCAATGGCTTGCGAGCGCGACGCCGTCCCGTTCGACACAAGTTGCATCTCCGCGGCCCCAGTTCCCGTCGCAACGCGCGTCACCACATGCACGGGCTGACCCGTCGCCAAACGCAACAGCCCTGCCAGCGAGCCGTGAAGATCCGCAACCAGCTCAAAGCCACCCTTCGCCGTCGTTGACGGCACAGGATGCAGCACGATTTTCTCGATCAGGCCGCGGAGCGCATCCTTCGCCTCGCTCGCATGCGCAGGCTCGGTCAGCGCCGCGATCAGCTCCCGGATCCGCTTCCGATACGTCCCCGCCATCGACGGGTGAAACCGCACCACCGACGGGGCAGGGGAGGCCGCAAGCAACGCCTCAAGCTCC